GAAATATATGCGATTTTAACCGCAAATATAAGACAGTTAAAGCCCGTTCAAAAAATCACGTAATTATTTGCGAGAAACATGGCCCTAGCCACCGTGACGTCGGCCCGGGGGCGGGGGTCGCGGCGCGGCGATTTCGGCCTTCGATCTGTGCCTTTTGACCCGATAGCTAGGGGCCCCTGCCCGTTTTTCTCGGCCTTCGGATGTCGGCCCGCGGTCCATCCGGCGCGGGGTTTGCCGGTCGATCCGTCGGCCCTCGGCCCGTTGCCGATGGCCAGCCGTCCGCGGTTTAACTGGCGCGGGCTGGGCTGCTCGATCCGCTAACTTTTGCCCGCTGCGCTCGGCCCGTTGCCCTCGATCCGTGGTGCGATAACTGCCGCCCGCTGGGCTCGGCCCTCGGTCCCGTAGGTTTCGCCCCCTGTGGGCGGGGCGCGGCCCGCCTTGTTTAACGGTTTTAATCGTGGCCATAAAAAAGGCCGCCCGAAGGCGGCCAGTGTTGCGCGGTGGCGGTGGTTTAGCTGATGTCGATATTCACGACTATTTCGCCGTCTTGGATCATGTCGCGCACCTCGCGGCGGATGTCGTCGCCCAAATCATTTTCCAGACGTTCGACCCGTTCGCGCAAGTCTTCCAACGGGCGGTTATGTTCCAGCAGCTCGTCGACCATTTTTTCCAGCTCGGGGCGGAATATGGCCAGCAATGCCCGCGCCGCGTCGTCGCGCTGGGTGCGTATGCTTTGAATTTCGCCGCTCATCTGATTAACGCTCCGCTCGATCCGCTCGGCATAATCGCGCAGGTTTTTGAGATCATGCGCGGCTGCGTCCAAATCTTTCGCGGTTTCCTCGCGGCCTGCCTCGCGGGTGTCGGCCGCTAAGGTGTGCAGGTAGTCGGGGTTTGTTTTTAGTTCGATCATGGCTTGCGCCTCCGTAGTTGTTAAAAGTTGCGACGGGTTGCCCCCCGTCGTCTGCGATTATATGCGATAACTTTTTAAAAAGTAAATCCCCAAATAAAAAGGCCGCCCGAAGGCGGCCCAGTGTCCAGCGGTCGCGCGGGGTTTAATCAAAGCGGGCGATCTTGTAAGGCCCGTCCAATCCGATGCGGACTGCGGTTATTCCGTAGTCATAAACAAAACAGAAAACGCGGCCTTCAAAACCAAAGCGGGCCAGCGGCTGCAAGTCTGCGTCGTCTTCGTGTTCGCTGCGGTAGGTGCCCGCATGGTCCAGCGATCCGCCGAAGGGATAGCAAAAGCCGCCCATTCCGTAAACCTCGTCCATTGCCTCGCAGATACCGTCGAGCGATACGCCCAGCTCGCCGTTAGATACTGACACGCAAGCCTCGCAGAAAAAGTCGGGGATGATCCCGCAAGCCTCGACGATGTCGGCGGGGCGGGCTGCTCCGATGTTCTGATCCCGTGCGGGATTTAAAACGCGGTCCAAAATGATTTCGGACGGGCGAAAGTTTAAGTTGAATATTTGTGCCATGTTGGCCTCCGTAGGTTTTAAGGTTGCCGAGGTTGCCCCCTCGGTGTCTGCGATTATATGCGATAACTTTTTAAAAAGTAAAGCCCCATAAAAAAGGACCGCCCGAAGGCGGCCCAGTTACTACGGCGGCGCGGTGGTTTTATGCTGCGACCTTGTCCAGCAATGCCCCCGCCTTACGCTCGATTTCTATGCGGGCGTCTTGGTGGGGAATGTCGCGGGCGATTGCGGTAATCGCTTGCGCTGCATCCCATACGGTTTCGACGGGGCGGCCCTCTTCCTGAAGGTGGCGGGCTGCCGCTGCTTTGGCCATGCGGCCAGACAATCCCGCCCGCTTAGTCAAAAAGGCCAAGCGGTCGTCGTCATCGCTCGCAACTTTGGCGGCCTTCGCTGCCTGTACACCCTCGACAAAAGTCGCGGTCGAGCCGGTCGCAAAAGATTGCAAAGCCGGGCGGGCTTCCATTGCAAACCGATCCGGCGCGAATTTAGTGTGCCTGATTTTGATTTCGTGGAAATTCTCCACGCCCCAAAGATTGCGGTTCATGCAAACCCCGCGCAGATACATCGCCGCAATGCCTGCGGTTTTGCTGCCGGTCTCACTGTTCCAAGCGTAAAACCCGCGGAACATCAAATCGGGCTCGCCGTTCGCAAGCTTGCCGACCTCGATGGGGTTGCGGTCGTCGACAAGGAAAACGAAAACGTCGCGGTCGGATGCGAAAAGGGTCGTCGTGTCCATGCTTACGGGGATTTCCGGATCATAAACGGCCAAACCGTTTTGGCTGCCGACCATCATGCCGGGCACCTTCCAGCGCCCGCCGGATGCGTCGACCAATTGTTTAATTGGTTCCAAGATTTCCCAGTCATAAATCCGACCATAGTCGGGGCCAGTTGCCGCCCGCAGTTCGCCGCCGTCTTGCTGGTGTCCGTAAACTTTGACCAGCTCGCGGCCTCGGTTATAGCGCAAACCCCACTGAATACAGTCCGCCGCAAGCGGGGCGGGCAGGTCTTTCAAATATCCAGACGGTGCGCCCGCCAGTTGGGCAAGCTGTCCAAAGCTCCAATTGGTGGGGGTGTTGATATGCTCGCGCCCGTTGTCGTCGTCATATTCGACAAAGATATTTCCGGCGCTGGGGCTGCCCTCGTCAATGTCGCCGACGATTTTCATGCGGTGCGTGTCGACGGTGCGGGATGTCATCCGCTGGGCGTCGATCTTTTTAAAGGCCAGCATATCGTCCAGCGACAAAAACTTTTGATCGTCTGGGCGGCTAAACCATTGCGAGGAAACGGCGCTGTTTCCGATACCATGGGCGAAAGCGTTAGTTGTGTAAGTCATGATTTTCTACTCCGTAAAAGTTAAAAGGGCAGACCATTGCCCGGCCTGCCCCTATAATGTCGCATAAAATCCCATAGGGTGCAACATTATTTTTTCAAAAGTTATTCGGCCCCAATATCGCCCGCAACATGGTGCCGGATAATCGACCGCGGCGGCAGTGATTTAGCAAAGCGCCGCACCTTTTCCGCGTCGGTCTCGTCGGCCTGTTCGCTGTTCGCGGTGTCTTCCCACCAAATCCGGCAATTGCCCGCGTCGGCATAGCATCCCCCGCGGGTCGTCGGGTCGGCGGCTTTTTTCTTGCTGGGGCCATGCGCTGTAAATCCGATAATGTAATCACGATCCAGCCGGGCACAAAGCGGCACACCGTTGCCACAATCGCGGCACGAAAACCCTTCGCGATATTCCGCCGGACACCGCACGATTTTCACATCAAACGGGGCCGACTGCGTTTTGCGGCCCTGCCAATAATCTTCGCGCAATACGACGACCGACGGCACCCCATTATAAATTGACGCGGCTGCGGCGGCTGGGCTCTCGGTCGAAAAGTTTATGACGGTCTTGCCCTCTTTCAACTTTTTGCCCCAGCCATAAACCAGCGGGTCAAAATGTGAATAGGTAAAAGACACACCTTTGCGCGGCACCGCGTCCAGCAATGCGTCCAAATATTCCGCGTCTAATTTCTGCGCACCTTTGCCGCTGCAATTCATTTTGCAATCGGCTGGGCAGGTTGCGTATTTCTCGCCGCTGCCCGCTCGATAAGTTACCGCGACGCCCTTGGTTTTGGTTGCCCGGCTCATTTCAACAGTCTTTAACATGGTTTGCCCTCCGTAGTGATATAAGACTTATCGCATATCATAAGGCATAAAAAAGCCCGCAGTCAAGCGGGCAATTTTCTGGAAAGTTATCTGCGCCTTTTTCGGACGCGTTGCTGCGGTCGTTTCATCGGTCGCCCGCGCTTTTGTTTCTCCTCCCATTCGCGGACCTTGTCGGGGCCATGTTTCAAATATGCCCAAAGTTTTGCGAATATCATCATGACGCATCCCCCCAGTCTTTTTGATCCCCGCGCTCTTCCGCATCACGATAGCCCGCAGAATAGGCGGTGATTTCATCGGGCGTCATATCGGCCAGCTCGATCTTGTCGCTCGTGTATGTGTCTTTCACAAAATAATGCGGCTCAAACGGTCGGCCATACCAATAGTCTGCGCCGCCTCGGTCATATGGTCCGCCGTGTCTATTATCATAAGTCATTAGCTTGGCCCTCCCGCTCACGCACAATCCGCTCGGCCACAGCTTTAAAAGCTTCGTCCAAGATTTTTTCCAGCTCTTCGGTCGTCAAGGTTGCCCACTTGTTTACAAATTTCATCTCATATCCTCCGTAGTTAAAGAGACTATAAGATATTATGCGATTATCTGGGACTAATCAAGCCCAAAATTGTTTCCCAGTCTGGCTCGCCCTCGCACTCGAACAGCGGTTCCACCGCCATGCCCTCTAGCTTCAGGTCCATTGCGGCGCTGCCGGGGTACAAAAGCACACGCTGCGGCAGGGTCTTAGTTTTCTTTTTCAGCACCAAAACCCAGACGCTTGCATGTGCATGATTGGAAAGCCACGCGACTTGGTGGGGGCGCAGCTCGACAGCTTTGCCGCCGGTCGCCTTCAGCTCAACAAAGTGGAAGTCTCCGTCTTCGTCACAAAGCAAGACGTCAGGAACCCCGGGCATCGCCCACGTTTCAAGCCTCGTCGCTGTAATCTTCCGCGAACTCTTCGTCAGCCCCCTCTTCATCATTTGCCAAAAGTCGGACTCTCGCTTTGTCGCGGTTCTGGGAATTGCTTTGTCCTTCGGGAGTAACGTCGATAGTGATCGGGGCATATTGGTTTTTTATCTCTTCAAGGGCCTTCAGCACATCTTCCTTGCTCATACTGTCGATGCTGCCGTGGCGGATTTCTGATTTGCTTACATAAATGTCGCCCTGCGCTTGCCCCCGTCGATACTCAGCTTGGACTGCTGCTGAATATGCGCCGTTCTGCAAAGCCATATCACGGATGCTTTGCAAATCTCTCAGGTGTCGTTGGTACGTCACGCCAAACTTTTCGTCCAACTCGGCTCGATAAGCTTGGATGGCTGCAACAACATGCGGGCTTATGTGTGGATTGGTTAGCTCATAGGCCCGACTATGGGCAGAGCTTGCGGGATAGCCTGCATTGATGGCCGCTTCCCTCATAGTAATCTGGCCGTCTTTTGAGACCAGCTCTTTTACAAACAGCTCCTGCTTGCGGGTCAAAGGTTGGGCCTTGGTAGCCCGTGGTCTTCCGCGTTTTCTTACAGGGACCACAGGTGTGGATTTTGCGGTGTCCCCTTGTTTTCTTCGAGCCATGGCATTCTCCAGTTAATTAGAGGTAGTTTGCCACAAACTAGCCCTTTTGTTTATATAGAGCCAGAAAAATATTTTTTAAAAAATTTCTCCGCGACCCCCTTAACGCACTTCTGCCCCTTACTGGTTACACAAACTCTGGTTACGTTACGTTTTTGATTTCTAGTTTATGAAACTTGTAAGTCTATATAACATAAAGGCTTTTTGCCCAAAGTTACACGGTTACACCGGTTACGGCCATTTTCGCCTAAAAATATTTTTTTATTTCTGGCTCTATATATAAGGAACCGGCGTTTTCGGTCTTGCCCCGTGGGCCGTGATCCACGCAAAAAGACCCCCGATCCGTGGACCGAGGGCCTTGCTGCTTGGTTTACTTCGGATGGTAGGTGCCTAGCCAGTGGGCATCGACGCCTTGCGGGCTTTGGAAATTGATCTCGTATCCTTTAGTCGCGTGAACTGGCACGAAGTGGATAGAGAACGAATGACCTTGCTCGGCGAACCAGTCGTAGACTTTTTGGAAATCGACGTCGGTTTTCCATTCATAGGCATTGCTGCCGTAGAAGTGGAACTCGATGTCTTTCGGGTTGTCCTCGTCGAACTGGTCGATGTCATAGGAAGGCTCGAACGTGAATTTCTTCATCGTGTTTCTCCGTAGATTAAATTGTCAAAGAGCGTGGGACTTGCCCGTCCCAATCGATTGGGTTTTCCAACCGATAAAGCATTATCGCATACTATCGCATATAAGTCAAGAGTTAATTTTTTCAAAAATTAGAAGGGAGGCTCTTCGCCTTTGAAGGACGGGGTCCACGGCTCGTGATCCGCGGGCTTTGAGGAGGAGAAGGGGTTCTTAGGTTTTGGCTTGCGGACCCCGAGTTGATCGAGGTCCACTTCGATCCAGAGGGGGAGATCAGTCGTCGGTGTCATCCTCGCCTTGTCCTTTCAGTGCTG